ACACCTGTTGACTTAATGTTGAGTGCGTTCATAGCAAGATCTGCTAGTCCTGCTTCTAGTTCTGCAACTGTTGCAGCATAAAGATTGATAAGTGTTCCATCAGATAACTTGTAGTTAACCTGGAACTTTGTTCCTTCTGTAGCCATTTATTTTCCTCCACTAGGTTTGATGTTTAGCCTTGCAGTTTCCTGCCCAACACTTACTGGGACATAACCAATAAGTTCTTTAACTTTATCTTTGTCAACTGTCTCACGACCTTTAACCTTTGTCCAACTGATCTCAATACCACTAGCTGTAATACCTGTAGTACCTTCAAAAGAAGTTTTGATTGAATCTCTTTCAACTTCCAACTCTTTAATCTTTGCATCTAATTGTAGAAAGTGTAAAGCGTTTTTGTCAACTTGCTCGTCCTCAATGATTACTTCACTCAGGACGATATGTTCTTTTTTTAAGCCAACACAACCCATCTGACCTGATGCGTCATAGTACTGGCAGTAAAGTTTGCAGAAAGACTCATCCTTCTCAGGTTCTGGAGCACTCTCCATTGCCTTGATCTCAGTTAACCACTCCATAGCTTCTAATGCAACATCTTCATCGTAAGGCTCTGAGTGAACCTTGACGTCCTTCTCAGCACCGTCACGAGCTATAGCAACTAGGTTGACAGTGTTAACTGTGTGACCATTCTGAGATAGTAGATAGCCGTAGATCTGAACCTGCCAACGCTGTTGCTTTGACGGGAAGTAGCTTAGGTTCTTAACCTTGCTAGTCTTCCAGTCAATGACCGCGCCGGTACTAGGTATGAATAGATCCACGTGTGCTTTCATATCACCGTGTGCTACTGCAGTTTCAACTAGATAGTCCTTGCCATCTGGGTCTAGGTGACCAATGGCTTCTTCGATTGCAGCGTGGATAGCAGTACCCATAATTGCTGCTAACTTTGATTGGTTATCGTTAGTCTCTGGTTGTCCGTTTAATCGGTACCAGACCTTACGACGACAACCACCTATCTCTGATGGACCTACCTGTGTCTGAGTACTGCGATCACGAGAGGCATCCTTAGCGTGGAGCACTGTCAATAGCAGTTCTTTTGGGTCTGTAATCATTGCGGGTTCCTTACTATTTTTACTGCTTTTTGTAAGCCATCGTTATAGCCTTCTTCGTATTTGCCATATGCAACAGGAAGATACTGATCTTCAATGTCCTGTGCAATCTGTTCACGTAGTTCTATCTCCATAATAAATGGAGCTGCTGATCTGCGACCAGAAAGTATTGCTTCTTCTAGTGCATACTTAAGTGTCTTTTCCATTATCGCTTATCTCTATACTGCAACCAAGCATCGAAAGCATACGCTGCTACGAAACCAATGAGCAATCCAAATGCGAACTTCAACATTCTCTTCATCCTTTCTCCTGAGTAACTAATTGAATCGGAGGACAGGTGTTCACGTCAAGTACCGACGCGATCTTTATTGCCTTTTCTGCCACCACCTTAGACATCAGCAGAGACTTATACGATCCAGGCTTGAGTGAGTAAAGGTAGCCCAAGGCAAATGCCCCACCGCTACCGGCTGAGAAGAGTCCACGCTCACTGGCGTTAAAGGATAGATCTGATCCGATAGAAAATAAAATCCCATCAAAGGCGATAAGGTAGGCGAAGTTGGAATCCTTATCGAGTTCGTATCCATTATCCTTAAAGGCAGCGTAGATACTAGGCAATATCCTCTTACCCATCCACTCAACAGGATCGTGATTCTTATACGTTGGTGGTTTCCAATTAAAGGCGAGAATATCTCCTGGTCGTGAGTCGCCCGTGATGCCTAACAGATACTCTCCGATGTGAACGATCTTCGGAGTCTGCGTAGATATGATGCGCTGATCGTTATCAGTGATCTGAGAATCAGCAGCAAGAACTACGAAGTCAGGTCCTTGGATACCTACCAGAGTTGTCATTGGCAGATCATATCACGGCGTGTCGTAAGACACACTTCTACCAGGCTCTGTGTACAATATGAGCCGTAGGCGAATAACGGTACAGCGGCCCTAGACGGGCCGAGAAGTATGGAGGCCCGTGCAATGCTCCTCCGTCTACTCTCCCTGCAGAAATTCATAGGCAGGCGTAAGCCCTACGATGGCCTTCCTAAGCCCTTTGGGACCGATCTGAGAGGTTTAGGCCCCGTCCACGCCTGTACCTGTGGCTGTACTGTCTTTAACATTATGGCAGCCTTTGAGGATTATGATATAGCTTGGTGGCACCTAGACGGAACCTGTGCCAACTGCGGAAATCTGTTAACAATACCCTGTCCTGTGGATAACCCTGATGGACCACAAGCTAACGAATATTGATGAGTCTGCTAGGACTGGCACCTGCTCAGTCTGTGGTCACACAAGAATTAAGCTCAGAGATAAGAACCGACCCATCAATAGCAGGTATCGGTGTAAGGCAGTCTATAAACGTAACATCATCAAGAACCAGTATCCATATAAAGTCCACAAGAAGGATGCTTGCGAGCACTGTGGTTTTGTCCCAGTCCATAGCAGCCAGCTTGACGTTGACCACATCAACGGAGATCACTGGAACAACGACCCATCTAACCTACAGACGCTCTGTGCAAACTGTCACCGTTTGAAGACACACTTGCATAACGATAGCAACTCTGGTATTTTTTAACACAGCGGGGAAGTACAGTACCCGCGAGTGCTGGATGAAACCTCTACAGTCTTCGCGGCCTGTAGGGGTTTTGTTCTTTTCGGACATAAAAAAAAGAAGCCCCCCACCCAGGATTTCTCCTGAGCAGGGGGCTGTTGCCTCGCGCTTATGGGCTAATTACTTAGCGCCACGTCCAAACTCTGTTGCCTTTGGGTCTAGCCACTTGAGGACTGGACCTGCAACAGCAGCGATAGCTGCCATTGATAGCTTCTTTGGGTCTGTCTCACCTGCAAGGTAGAGAGCAAGTACTGCTGCTACTCCTGCACGTAGATAGGTTGCGAGTACTGCTTGTGTCTTTGCGTTCATTTGTTTTCCTTTTTCTTAGGTAAAGGTTTAGGGAACTTAGCCTTTACTTTGTTGATGACCTTTGGCTGAGGGAGCCAAGGGAACCAAGGAGAAGTGTCGTTGCCGAACCCTTCCTTGATGGAAATATGTAGGTGCTTATTGTGTGGGTTACTACCTTTGTATTCCTGGTTGCCATTATTAACAGACCAGATCTTGCCCTTGAAAATTAAATACTTCACACGTGGATCTGATTGCAGTTTAATGAAAGCAAATGCACAGTCAACGCCTCTTACTGGATCGTGCGTGATATCTACTGCAAATCCTGAGTTATGGTCAGAGTTTGGGTTCTGATGGACGTGTTCCTTAGATGGCAGTAATCCATCACTTGCCTTCTTACGCTTAGGAAAGTGTGCTGTTGCTTGACGCAGTGCTGCGATAGCAGCAGGTGTAGCCTTCTTTGCTAATGGGATCATAGTTCCTTTTTCTGTATTAGAATTTGATAGAGGATCTCTACCTTTTCTTCTAGTCGGATCACTGAATCCTTGAGTGAACTGCCGGAGTTTGGTTTAAGTTCATTGAGATAGTGCTTGACCAGCCAGCGTACTGCTGTAGCGAAACCACCAACAATAGTTATTACAGCAACAGCTACTGTTGCATAGTCTTGTGCTTGCATTAGATTGTCCTAATTGTGACTAGAAGTGTTCCGCCAAACCCAGAGAATCTTTTATCCTCTGGGGTCTTGTTGATAAAGTCCATCTCTTCGATGATGCCTAGGTACTCTTCACCGGTTCTAAGATCTTGAACTCGGATGGTGTCACCAAGATTTTCAATGGCTTCAAGTTGAGACATACGGACATAGGCAGATCCTTCGTAACCTACTTCGTTGCTGAACTTATCGCTCTCGTGGTCATAGCAGAAGACTGGGTATTGGATTAGGCGCTGACGGGGAACTGCTGGCAAGGACTTCAACTGGTAGCCAGTAAACAATGGACCCTTAGAAGAATCAGTACTTGATCTAACCATAGTAAACTGAAAGCCTAAGTACTCTTGTGGGGTAGTTGGGTAGTTTACGTTGATCTCTGGAACAGTTGTTCCTTGTGAGAATGAACCGATGTTATATGTATTATCTCTTGAGTCAATAGATTCAATAGCAATGCC